TCGATTTGGGTGTTTTGCGTAGTTCGCTCATTGCTCCCCTTAGTTCCTGCTCTGTGCATTCCACCAGAAATGCAGGTCGGTCAAGGTTTGGTATTTCATATAGTTTTTTCGCTATTTCGTTTTGTATTTTATCAAAATCTTCGTCTTTCAGCCCGTATGGCATTTTTACCCCTCCCCTTCGTTCTGGATAAGCATAATTTCTTTATCTGACATTTTATTTCTCATCCTGATTCGTACTCTGCTTACAAAGCTTTTCTACTCTCTTTAAATATCTAAGTTGCTGCTGCACATATTGGTCGTTATCTTTCCCTCCAGCCGCTCGCCAATCTGCAATCCTCTTGTCTACGTCTTGAAGAACAGATGCAGGGATAAACTCAAAATCTATATCTTCGATACTAAGCTTTTTCATCTATTCAACTTTCCACTCCACATCGTCTTCTCTCCAATCTATCTTTTGTCCACA